TTTTATTTCTCGCTATCTATACATCATCTTTTAACGATTCTTGCCACATCGTATTTCTTCTAGTCATATCCACCCGATAATTAATTTTTTCTGGGTCATACTCATGCTGATGCTTTCGCCCTAACGCGTAATCTGGGAAACGCAAAAAATCCTCTGGAACAAGGTTTAATTTTTTCATATAGCCCACGACAGCCGGATCTCGCACGTCTATTGTTGCTAAAATTTGCGCTGGCGTCCGACTATCGTGTTTTATATGGAGGCGATAATACTCTTTACAAACATCATAAGCTAACGGATTAGTAAACATCGTATCCCACGCTTGCCCAATCGCCGCCAATATTGCATCTATTGACAAATTAGACTTTGGTGCTAATAATCGCTCTATCGTATCTACCATCGGTTTATAGGGTAACACCAAAGTTTCACCAGGTCCTCCCGCTATAAAATATCGCTTCAAAAATTTGGGACCAAGACGTTCAAATCCTCCTATTGTATTTGGGACTGTAAGAAATGTAGTAAATTCCATTTCATCTCGGAGGGATGCTCCAAAATATGATTTTAAAAATTTTCCAAACTCTCGAATATTAACAAATTTAGCGAGGCGACGAGGTGCACAATATAAATGATCATCACTATAAACGGCTATATTGATCAAACGCATATTGACAGCGTACGCTATAGCCTTGGCGACTCCTGGATGCCGATCCATAACATGTACCAAAAAAAGCGTAAACATTAGAACATTAATCCATGAACCTGCTGGTGACGTTTCTGGACCTCCCGAATAGAGGACCCCATTCACTATTGACCAAACATCAGACAGTAAATGAGCCGTGACTTTAGCATTCATATTAAAAATTAACTCTGCATGCGCGCGAAAGAAGAGAAAACGCTCTTCACTCGACATCAAATCCATGTCATAATATTGCATGCCTGAAAGAACATAAGCTTGGAGAGTCCAATCATTAATATGCTTATCATACTTATCGTAATCAGCTTCCCACCACACCATATCCGGTACATCGTAATTCATCATTTGTGCAAACTGTAGCGCTCCACCGTGCCACCAGACACGACCTATATTAACTACTTTTCCACGCTCAGCCAACATACGATCTTTCGAAAGCCATAAACTATGAATAACATGAACTAATCCTGGGATAAAGAATTCTCTCTTCTTTATCCGGAGTTTCTTTAAATTTTCCACATTACCCATATACTTAACTTTACGCTCTTGTTTCAATTTAATCACATTATAATTATCTAAAGGAATTTCATCGCCGGAAAGTGTCTTACGGACCCACTTCGCATGAGCTTGAGCGGCTTCAATTACCTGTATGTACTTTAATCCAGTGGGTTTAGCTATTACAGGTGCTAAATGATATGCTGTCACAGTCGTACCTCCAGGGCGTATACCTGATGAGGAGTTCAAATTCATCTCCGCTATTATACGAGGCAGAGGATAATCAAACTTCATAGTTCCACGCAACTTAGTAGTGCCAACATAATCGTTGGTCATCTGTAAGGCTCGTGGGAACCACTGCATCAGAGCTACATGACGTTCGTCCCGAATGACCGTCTCAAACTGAAAATCTTCATAAAACTTCTGGGCATTATAAGGACCATAGTCCTCCTTGGTATCACACCAGTAGTCATAACCATAATATTTTCCATAAACATAGTTGTATAAAGAAACACGCCGCATACACAACTCTTTCAAAGACAAAGGGTTGCGTATACGCTCTTGTATCACTCGTATATCATCTTGAGGACCTTTATAATGGTATCGTTGTACAGGAGTTTCTCCGAGTAAACGTCGAAAATACATTTGGTCTAGGGCCACCAATATGTGCTTAAAACAATCTATATTCACTCGAGGAACGGGTTTATCAGTTTGAGGCACATGAAATGGTTCGCGAATATTACCTGTTACTGCGGCTCGAACTCCGTCTAGCAAGGCTTCATGCGCTGCATAGTTATTACGCATTAAATTGTCCAAGACCTGACCGTCAGACAATGAATATTGCGCCGTAGTTTGTTCAACCCACTCCCGGAACATCGCTTCACGACTGCGTCGGACCCCGTCTAAGAAACGTGGTATCCGAGCCTCTCGTGGTAACTCTAGTCCGGGATGGTTAACTACCATATCCGCATCACACATCTCATGATTACAAGGCGCAGCACACTCATATGATACAACGGTTCGCATATGACAACGCCGATACAATAAAAACGCTAGTAAGGGATTTGAATGCACGTACGGTGAACACAAAAATCGCGAGTCGAATGTAGAATCGATATAGATTTCGGTCTCTATGGTTAAAGAAAGGAGTGGGGCACGCCTAAAACTCAAT